AACAAGTGATGAAGGGAAATAAAAATGGCAACAGCATGGACAAAAGAGAATGTAGTAATCATGTTTAACGACTACGACAATACTTGGACTGTAAAAACTATTCCAGTTACATATTTACAGGCCATCAAGTTTGTAACAGCAAAGCATTGGAATAATGCAATGAACAAAAATGTTGTCAGAATTGTTACCCTTAACCAATTAAAAGAATTAGCAGTCAGATAATTAACCGCCCCCAAGGGGGCATTTTTAAGTGATGAAGGGAAAGAAAATGAATAAATTTGAAACTAAACAGGTACAAACCGCAAAAGTATTGTTTGCTAATGGTTTGCAAGACTATGCCGCATCATCATTGGCATATTTAACAAGAATTACCAAAAAAGAATCTACTAAACAAGAAATTATTGCTTTAATTAAAGAGCTTGATTTAGATAAATATTTAGAAATTAGAAACAATGTTTTGGTTTCTAAAGTAGAAGCTGGTTCAATTTAATTGACGAAGGAGAAAGTGATGAATAGTAATTACACCAAAAAAGAACCTAAATTATGGGAAGTATTAGCTTCCTGGTCTATGGGTAGTGTCATTGGAATATTCTTGGCCCTTGTTTATATCTACAGAACAGGTGGCTTCTAATGATGACCATGCACGATAGATACTACGAGCCTGAAGATGATGATTCAGACTTGCTTGCAGAACGAATCTCGGAGCTTATGAAGTCTGACTACGATCCTACAGAATACGCTCACTTTGCAGAGGCTATTTCAGAAGCCAAACAATCCGACTGCGAGGCAGTTGAGGACATTCTTAAACAACCAACCATTAACTATGAAGCATTGGGCCGCAAACTATTCTGCATGGCTTACGACTATATGGAGAAGTTTGCAGAAAATCATGCTCAAGAAGATTTAAACGCTGGCAATTTACACGACTAAGGAAAGTGATGATGAAAACATTTAACGAATTACGCACGATCAATGTAAACGAGCATACTGAAAAGAAAGGCAAATTTACCTACCTTTCTTGGACATGGGCCGTAGACCAGCTCCTACAAAACGATCCATCGGCAACCTGGACATTCGGAGAGCCAATCTACTTTGCAGAAACTTTAATGGTCTTTTGCACAGTAAATGCTATGGGCAAATCCATGACCTGCCAAATGCCTGTTATTGATTCTCGGAACAAAGCTATACCTAATCCAAATGCAATGGATGTCAATACAGCCATGATGCGCTGTCTGACCAAGTGTATCAGCCTGTTTGGTATTGGCCTATACATTTACGCTGGTGAAGATTTGCCCAATGAAGAACCAGTAGATTTGACCGCAGAATCCGATTTATGGATAGATTCAATTAAAACTTGTACAACTATTGACGAATTGAAAGCTGTTTATGGAAAAGCCTATAGCGCCCTCTCAAAAGATAAATCAGCAGTTGCCAAAATTTCAACCGCCAAAGATGCCAAAAAAGCAGAATTGGGAACTAAAACCGCTGTTTGATTCAATTCTAAAAAAAGAGAAAGAAGCTAGAAAATGACCACATTTACTACAGATGACAGAATTGCCGCTTATGGCAACATTGAACAAGGCTCTGAGGAATGGCTAAAGATACGCTTAGGCAAAGTAACGGCTAGTGGTGTCGCTGATGTATTGGCTAAGACAAAAACTGGCGTATCGGCTTCTAGGGGCAATTACTTAATCAAGCTGGCTATCCAAAGGGTAACTGGCGTTGTTGAGGAAAGCTATACAAATGATGCTATGCAATGGGGCAAAGACCATGAGGATCAGGCTAGAGTGGCCTATGAAGTGGCTTCAGGCAACTTTGTAGACCAAGTGGCATTTGTGGATCACCCATCAATTCTATGGTTTGGAGCAAGTCCTGATGGCCTTGTAAACGATGATGGGCTTGTAGAGATTAAATGCCCTAATTCAGCAACACATTGGTCTTACATCAAAGACGATGGGCCGCCATCCAAGTATTACATTCAAATGCAAGCGCAAATGGCTTGCACAGGCAGAAGTTGGTGTGATTTTGTATCTTACGATCCTAGGATGCCTGAAAGAAGCCAGTTATACATTAAGCGAGTTATGCGTGAAGATGACTATATCGCTGAAATGGAAACAGAAGTAAAGAAGTTCCTTGATGAAGTGGCAGTAGAAGTTAAATTAATGAAAGGCAGTTAAAAATGGCAATTAAATACTATGTAAAAGCACCAGTTTCGGAATATGTAGATAAAGACGGATCTAACAAGAAACGCTATCAGACCATTGGAATTGTTACAGAAACCAAAAAAGGTGACTTAATGATTAAACTGGAGATGATTCCATTTTTGGGACTTAAAGAAGGTACTTTGTGGGCCTACTTGAATGTGCCTGAAGATAAGCCGCAAAGTCCTTCCCTGCAACAACTTGAAGATGATGTTCCATTTTAAGGAGAAATACCATGTTTAAAAAAACACTTGTAGCAACAACAGCTTTTTTTGTAATTGGTTTTGCAGTAGCCCAACAAGCAACCTGCTGGCAACAGTATGTTTGTGGTGGTGGTGGTTGCCAATGGGTAACTATTTGTCGTTAAATTTTAAGGAGTAAGTGATGAAAAAAGTAATCGGAGCTTTTTTTCTATTAGGATTGGCGGCTTGTTCAGGGCCTGGTGGAGTTAAATACAGTACAGATGCCGCACCACAAACTCTAATTATTGATCCTGCCGTTCAAGCTTTATCTAGGGCTGAAACTATTCAAGCTAGTAAAGAATGTGAAGCTGGAGGTATGCAACCATTGATTATTTATGGCAAACGCAAGATTGGTAATTCTGCTTTAAGTAATGACATTCCAGTAGAAGTAATTTGCACTACACGATGGGAAATAATTCAAAGGAGCTATAGATGACTAGAGAACAACTAGCTTTTCAGTTATTAAGCTTAATGATTTCCCATGATTGGAAGTTTGATGTATCTGAGAAGGATTGGGACACCCAAGCAGTTGAAAGGGCCTATCGCATAGCAGATTTATTCATAAAAGAAGGAGAAATTACTAATGTCTACAATCAATGACCACATTTGGACTGCTTCAGGAACAAATATAGAAGAACGCTGGACTAAACATTACGGCTGGATTCGGCCTAGTGAACAAGCGGCATATCAAGAAAAGTTCCGTTATTTTCAAGAACTACCTTTGCGATCTTTAGATGACAAAGCAAAAGTAGAATATGAAAAAGTTTTAAAACGCAATAAAGTAATGAGAATTAAATGACAGAAGAAAATATACCTTTTGCTGGCAATATGAAAGTTCCATCTGATGCTTGTGAGGAGGCTTTCTTTGCCCTGTATCCTGACTTCTTTTATGAAGGATCTACTGCTTTAGTCCTTTGGACACAATCCTGGCAAGCGGCCCTTGACTGGGTTAGGGAAGATACTCCTAGGATTCAGCTTATGTAACGGCAGTTAAGCCGACAGTCAAGGATGCAACAAGTAAGGGTTTTTTCGGCTTTCCATCTTACCAGTAACAGTTGCCAAATTGATGCCGTTATTTTTTAGGATGAGCCTTATCCATAGGCTCTTTCTCATGCTTGCGTAGCTCTCTTTTAAGCTCATATACGCCATTACGCAAAGTAATCATTTCTTTATCTTCACGCTTTTGCTGTGCTTTTGTTTCTTTGTAAAATTTGTCAGCCATTTTTAAGCCCCTAAAATATCCATAGCTTTATGGATTTTGTTAATTCGATCTTCAAGTCCTATTGTTCCACCATTGATTCGCTTGGTCAATGTAGTCCAATCTTCATTATCAGCCAGGGCATTTAGCCCTTTTTTGTTCCAAAACCATCCAGCAGACATACAAGCCCATTTAGGCTCTAAAAGAAGCTCAGGATGCTCTGCAAATGGTTGCCCTAAGGCATTGCCACAAGTAGTCACATTAGAACGCCCTGTAAGCTGTATAACGCCTTTTCCGCAAAAACGCCAGCCATCGCCATCTTCTGTATTGCCTAGATCGGCCCTGCCGCCATAGACCTTGTTAGCTATCTTTTCAGGGTTTCGCTCATATTTAGTAGCTTCTTCCAAAGTAGGAAAGCGACTGGGCCATGTAGCCATTAATCCTTTTGCGCTGTAATTTAAATTCTCTTGAAGAACCTTAAAATTGGCAGACTCATGCTGGCATTGCCCAATAAAAGCGGCTTGCCTGGTTGGTGTATTAATTTGGTACTTTTCAAAGGTTTCTAACAGAGGCTCAAGCCATTTTCCTTCAATGCCTAAAGCCAGTAATTGAGCTTCAAGCATCTTTCTTGGCTTTCATATCCATTATCTTTTCAAGGGTTCTGCCGCCAAAATAGAACGACATAATCAACATTCCCCATTGGCCTAGCAACTCAACATATTTTTGATTTGCATCTTGCCCAAATGCGCTCATCATGGCAAATAAGAAATAAGCAAACAAAATAAAGATTAAAGTCATTGGCCTAATGTTTTTTGACAACCAACTATCACTAGCCATATCAGCAGATTGGCGTTTAGTTAGTTCTTGCGCTTCAATATTGTCAGCGTTAAGTTCTGCTAGTCTGCCTTGTTGTTGCATTTCCAGCAGTTCTTTTTGGGCTTTAGCTTTGGCTTCAGGATCAGGAATAAACTTGTCTAACACCTTCATGCCAACATCAAATAATGCGGTAAGTGGGAACATTATTTTTTAGTCCTTTCTTCTATTAATTTAACTCTTACATGAAGGTCATGGATTTCACGATAAATTTCTTCCCTAATTTTTGCTCTGCGTTCTGCTGAAATAGGGCTATCTGTGGGTACGCCTTCGTGAGTAATCAACGCTGGCATTTTGCCTTCAATCTTGGTAAGGCGTTCTTGGAATGACGATACCTGACCAAGTAACCATGCTATACAGGCTACCAAGATCGGAATTACCGCTTTTAGTAAGTCTTGCATATTCATTTAAAACGCCCTCAAAATAAACTTTAACCACAAAGTAACAATTAATGCCGCCATAAAACAATAAAATTGAACTTTTCTTATTGCTTTTAAATCATGCTGGAATTCTTCGTTATTCTTGCGTTCCATGTTTTCAATGTCCAGCTTAATCCTAAGTAACGCTTCCCACTCTTTTGCACCATATTGCTTTACAAACTTAATCTTTAAATCGGCTTCTTCGTCTGATATTTGTTTCTTGCGTTTCCATTCTTCTAAAGCCTTAATTAATGCTCGTTCTTTCTTAAATTCTGCTTCTCGTCTTGCTCGTATTCGTTCTTGCGCTTTCTGCTGTGCTACATCAACTGCATCTTTTTGTATGTTTTCAATCTGTTTAGAAACAGATTTACTTGCGCTACGAGCAGAATCTAAGCCGCTACTTAGCCCTTTTGCACCTTCAGACAACCCAAGCAAATCGGACACATTATTTATCCGTAAACCATTTTAAGGCCCATCCACCAATCGTAGATAAAACTGTCAGCATAGCAATTCCAAGCCATGCTATGCCAGCTTGTTTGTTGGATTGAGCTACAAGTTGGTCAAGTTGGGCTTCCATCTTGTCCATCTTTTTATTCATTTCTTCCAACTTTTTTTCGTTATTTTCTACAGTATTCCAAAGAACGCCATATTTAACAGGATCAAGCTCAAAAGCCATAATTAGCCCCATTAGGTTTTCATAATATAAGCAAGGGAATAATACAAAGGCGTATTAGTTCCTACGCTTGTCATTACGCCTGAAGAAGCAAAGCCACCAGTAGCATTGACTGAGAATGAGTTACCAGCACCAACAACAAAACTGTCTTGTAAATTAGGTGTTCCATTTTGACCATTGCATAATGTGTATCCGCTTGGTACGGCAGAAACAGCACCCGACCATACCAAAATTGCGCCACTAGGCACATTTAATATGTCGGCAGAAGATGGAATACCAGCAATATTGTCGTAAGTATATAAAGTTACATTATCAGAAGTAGCTAGGACAAACTTGTAAGCTACTCCGCTAGTAAGCCAAATGGCTGTAGGCGCAATGCCGTTTACACCCAAAACAATAGGATTGGCACAAGCAATATCTCCAGCAGAGCTTGTATAGCTAGTTAATGGAGTGGTAGAGCCAGCTTGATAGGTATATAACAGACCACCAGCCAAAGGCAAAGTGTCCAAACCCACAAAAGGTGTCATAGAGTTGCCAATAGGCGATAGTAAGACTGTCATAGTTATTCCTTCAATATGTCTGAAATTTTAGTGCCTTTTTTGTTTTGTTCCACACCAGCACCAAACTCTGTAGCCTTTTCAGCTTGTTTTCTAGTCCTGCGTTTTTCCATAAATTGTGAGCCTGTTCTAAC